CTTGCCCTGGGACGGCTTGACAACCCGCGTCGCCGTGACACGCGGCACGGGCGCAACGGCGCCGATTGGCGGCGTCACGACGGACCGGATCGTGGAGACGACGGCAACGTCCGATCACTACGTCGAGGGGCTGGTCACGATCCCCGCGAACCAAACGAACACCACCAGCATCTTGCTCCGGCCAGCCGGTAGAACGAGGGTGTTTTTCACTGTCTACGACAGCGCAAACTACGCGAATTTCGTTTTTTCGGACGCTACGCTTGTCGGCGCGGGCAGCGTGTCTGCTAGCAGCGGCGGCACCGGCTCGGGGGCGACTGCCAGCATCGCGGACGTCGGCGGCGGCTGGTATCGGCTATCCCTGACGGGGATCGCGTCCAGCGCGGCCAATGATGTTCGCATTCGCCTCCAGCTGATCAACGTCTCAACGACCTATGCCGGCGACGGCACAAGCGGTGTGGATGTCTGGGGCCTGCAAGCGGAGGCAGGCTCCTTCGCCTCCACGCCCATCCTGCCGCCGGTCGGCACGCCAGCGGCGTCCTTGCGCGGTGCGGAATCCCTCCCCGCGCCGCTGTCGAGCCTCGGCATTGCGGGCTCCGGCGCCTGCACGGTGCTGTGGCGGGGGGTGATCCCGCAGGCGGCGCCGGCAGGCGGGCAGCAATCCATCGCGCAGATCGACTTGGGTTTTGACAGCGACCGGTTCCAGATGCGGATGCAGGCCGGGTCTTCCAATATCGAGATCATCCGCGCGATTACGGGCATTGGCCAGATCGTGCCTGTCGGCGGCACGACCCCCGGCACGCCGTTCCGTGCCGGCTTCGCGGTGAACGGAGCGGGCCGCATGGCGGCCAGCGTCAATGGCGGCGCCATCGCCGCCGCGACGGGTGGCCCGACGAGCGGCTTTACGACGTTCCGGCTGGGTGCGCGCGCGGGCGGCGACCAGAACATGTTCGGCGAGACCCACACCCTGACCGTCCTGCCGCGCGTGCTGAGCGACGCGGACCTGCAAGCCGCCGTGGCGGCGCTGTGATGGAGGCGACGATGCACGACCCCCAGGCCTGGGTGTGGCAACGCTTCCATGGCCCGATGCCGGCGGCGCAGGCGGCCATTGCTGCCGTCTTTGCCGATCCGCGCGTCGGCGCGCGCATCCCGCTGCCGGACAACGACGCGCCGCCCGCGCCGCAGCCCGTGGGGCCCAGCGGCGCCATCGGCATGTTCGCCGTCATGACCCGCCGCGGCGCCCCGGTGCCGACGCCGCCGGGCCTGGACCAGGACGATATCGATCCGGCGATGATTGAGCAGGTGGAGGCCTAATGTCGGACGCCTTCACCGCCGCGCTGTCGGCGCTGCATGCGGATCCGAACCTGTCCAGCGCGGCCACCTGGTCGCGCGGCGGCAGCACGGCCGCTCTGCGCGTCATCCTGTCCGCCCCGGACATCATCCAGGCCGTCGCGGCGCCCGGAGTGGTGGATGCCGATGCCATGGCCATGGTCCCCGTCTCCGCCCTGGCCCAGGCGCCTCGCGCCGGGGATGGGCTGACGGTCGGGGCCACGGCCTACACCATCGTCAGCGTCGAGCGGGACGCGGAACGCATCACCTGGTCGCTTGGCCTGCGGCGCGGCGCGGCGACCACCACGGCCGGCACCGCGCTGGCCAATGCGGTGCCCGCATGAGCGCGCCCGTCATCCTGGCTCGCCAGCTGGTCGCGGTGCTGACCGCCGCGCTGGCGGACCTCTCCATGCCCGTCGAGCGCCAGCGCACCGAGCCGCTGGCGAAGGACGACCTGCCTCGCGTGCTGGTCCATGAGGATGAGGCGGGGGCAGAGGCCGAATTCGTCGGCGGCACATCCATGCGCTACCTGCGGTTTACCGTGGAATGCGTGGTGGATGGCGCAACGCCGGTGGCCGCGCAGGATGCCGCCATCGTGCTGCGGGAGCGTGTTCGCGCGGCGCTGGAGGCCAACCGGCTGCTGACTCTGGCGCCGGTCACGTCGCCCTGCCTCGGCCTGTTCGTCGGCCCGGCGGAGATCCGCACGGAACTGCCGGAAGCGACGAACGCCCGCGCCGCCGCCATGTCCGTGACCTGCTACCACGTCTGATGCAGATCAGCGTCCGTTTCGACACCGAACGTCTGAAGCAGGATCTGAAGCGCGAACAGCAGCGGGTGGCGAGTGCATCCCGGCGCGCGGTCTACGAACTGGCGCATCGCGGCGTGGCCAACATCCGCGAGGCTATGCAAACCACGTTCGATCGGCCAACGCCGTTTGTCTTGCGTGGCGTCTATGTCGCGCCCAGGCGCGATCAGAATAGCGCCGATGTGGCCTACCGAGAGTTCGGTGCCGGAACAACGACCGAAAAGGTGTTGCGCGCTCAGGTCGAAGGCGGTGCCCGCCGGCTGAAGCGTTTCGAGCGGCTGATCGGGTTGCCCGCGGGCCGCATCGCGGTGCCCGGCAAATGGGCCGAACTTGACCAATACGGCAACATCAGCGGCGGGCAGATCACAAGGATACTTTCCGCGCTCAGGATGTTCGGTGAGCAAGGATATCTGGCTAATCGGACGCGCCGCAGCGAAATGGCGCGGTATAGGCGGGCGCTTCGAGGAAAAGCCTCCGCGCCATCGGAATACTTCATTGTCCGGCCCGGCGCCGAACGAGCGCAGTTATGGCCCGGCATCTATCGCGTGGCGCAGGACATGGGCGGCGCGCCGTTGCTGGTGATCGCCTTCGTTCGCGCCGCGCAATACCGCCCGCGCTTCGCCCCCGCGCGCATCGTCGCGCAGACCGTCGCCCGCGATGCCGCGCAGGTCTGGGATCTCGCGCTTCGTCGTCAACTTCCCTTCCGCCGTTAGAGGAGCCCGCCATGGCCCTGACCTTCGGGCATAACAGCCTTATCGATATCGAAACGGAATCCACCTACGGCACGCTGCCCGCAGGCAACTGGAAGCGCGTGCCGCTGGTGTCGCTGGAGCCCGGCGTCTCCCAGCCCTGGGAACGCCTGGACATCATCGGCCTCGCCGGTGGCCGCGATGAGCCCGCGCCGCTGCGCGGCCTGCTGACAGTCGAACCGCGCGTCGAGGTGCCGGTGGACCTGGTGAACGCCGGCCATTGGCTGCGCCTGCTGTTCGGCGCGCCGACGACCACGGGCACCACCGACCGCGTGCATGTCTTCGCCAGCGGCGGCGCGCCCCTGCCGTCCATCAGCCTGCAGCACGGCAACAGCCAGATCAGCGCGAACCCCTTCATGCGCCTGGTCGGGCTGCGCGCGAACAGCCTGGAGATGACGTTCCGCTTCGGTGAGGCGCTGCAGACCATGCAGATCGGCATGATCGGCCTGAACGCCTCCCGCGCCGCCGCGACGGCCAGCGGCACGCCGACCACGGCGACCTTCACGCCCTTCACCGGCGCCGTCGGCACGGTGACGCGCGCGGGCACCGCGCTGGCGCGCATCACCGGCGGCGCGCTGCGCTTCAGCAACGGCCTGGAGACGCTGCGCGAGGCCAACCGCGCCTCCGCCGCGATCACGGAAGCCGCGCCCGGCGTGACCGAGGTTTCGGGCAGCATTGATGTCCGCATGGACACCGACACGATCCTGGCGGACAGCGAAGGCGTCGCGCCCGTGAAGTTGGCGTTCGGCTACAGCATCAGCGCGACGCAAAGCCTCGAATTCCTGGTCGAGGCCGCGTATCTGGAGCGGACGATGCCCGGCGTGCGCGGTCGGGCAGGGGTGCAGGCGACCTTCAGCTTCCGGGGCGCGTTCGACGCGACCGCGACGCGGGCGCTGACGGTCACGCTGCGGAACCAGCAGACGGCCTACGCCTGATGCTGACCCTTCCATCCTTCGATCCGGCCTGGGTGGATCTGGCGCAGGGCGTGCGCGTGCTGCATCGCCCCGCGCGCTCCGCCGAGGTCACGGCCGCCACCGCATGGGCGCGCGGCCAGGCCGCCGCCACGGCCGAACGCTTGCCGGGTTTCGAGCCGTCCGAGACCGATCTGGTCAACCTCCGCTGGGGCTTCGCCACCATCGCGCTGGGCCGCCTCTGCATCACCGACTGGCAGGGCGTGGCCGCCGATTGCACGCCCGATGGCGTGGCGGCGCTGCTGGCCCTGCCCGACATGGCCCGCGCCTATCTGCCGCACGCCCTGGGGGTTGAGGCGGTGGTGAGTGCGGAGGGAAACGCCTCCGCGCCCGCGCCGACTGGCACCACGGCGGGGGCGGAGACTACTGCCGGGGATGCCGCGCCTCTGGCGTGACCTGCAGCCCCTGCGAATACGACGACCCGGACCGGATGCCGGAAACGGCGGAGGGCTGGGCGTGCTGGCAAGCCGCCCAGGCCTGCCTGCGCGGCGGCGGGATGACGGCGCCGCATGTGGACATGGGCAGCGCGCTGGCGATGACCGCGGCGGCCAACGTGCCGCCCGGCGCGGCGGGGCCGCTGTTGGCGGCGGTGCAGGACGGCATGGCGGCGGGCATGGCGCGGAGGATGGGTAGATGAGCGGCAGCACCGGCGCCAACCTGCCCGTCCGGATCGAGGTCCAGGGCACCCAGCAGGCGGAAGCGCAGTTCAACCAGGTGGGGCAGGCTGGCGCGGCGGCGATGGGCCGGGTGGAGCGGGCCACTTCCGATGCGGGCGCCTCGACTGCGCGGTTCGGCCAGATCGTCGGCCAGGCCGGCTTCCAGATCGGCGACTTCGCCAGCCAGGTGCAGGCCGGCGGGTCCGCGCTGACGGCGCTGTCCCAGCAGGGCTCGCAATTCCTGGGCGCCTTCGGGGTCGGTGGTGCAGTCGCGGGCGCGGCGCTCACCGTCGGCATCCTCGCGGCGCAACTGCTGACGGGGCGCGACAACGCCCAGGATCTGGCCAAGGTGGCGGAGGAAGGTTTCCGCAACACCGGCCGGGGTGGCGAGGATCTGGCCCGCACCATCGAGCGCGTGAATGAACTCTACCTGACCCAGGCCGAGCGCGCGCAGCGGGCGGGTGAGGCGACGCGGGCTGAGCTGGTGCAGCTGCTACGCCTGCAGCAATCCAACGCGATCCAGATGCAGGAAGGCTCCGCGATGGAGCTGCCCGGCGCCCGCCGGGATCTGGAGCGCGAGGAACGGCGGCTGGCGACAATCCGGACGCGGAATGAACGTCTTCGCCGCGCCGGCTCCATGGTCCCGACGGATGAGGAAGACGAGGCACTCGGCCGCGTCTTCACCGCACGGGCGCGCATCCAGGGCCTGGAAGCCGATCTCGGCCGGCAGAGCAGCCGCATCGGCCAGATCAACGAAGCGATCCGCCGGGCTGAGCTGTCAGGCGTTGATCTCGGCCACGGCCAGTTCGGCCCACCCGCCCCAGGCGCTGCGCGGGCCGAGCGCGTCGCCATGGGCGTCGAGGATGTGCAGGGTGCGCTTCTGGCCCGCACGGAAGAACTGACGCGCCAGTTCGATGCCTACAACCAAGCCCTGAACCTTTCCACCGCAGGGCTGGAACGCGCCGCACCCGCCTTGCAGGCCTATGCGCGGGAGCAGGAATTGCTCACGACGCTGTTGAACAACCAGATCATCAGCGAGGAAGAATTCACCGCCGAGGTCGAGCGCAGCTCCATTGCGCTGCAGGACCAGATCCGCGCGGCGGAGGAACGGGCCGACCGCGCATCCGGCGCGGCGAATCAGCTGGGCTTCAGCTTCAGCAGCGCCTTTGAGGACGCCATCGTCGAAGGCAAGGCCCTGTCGGACGTGCTGAAGGGGCTGGAGCAGGACATCGCGCGCATCATCATCCGCAGCGCGGTGACGCAGCCGCTGGGCAATGCGATCTCGGGCGTGGTGAGCGCGGGGGTCAGCGGTCTTTTCGGGGGCGGAACAGGAACGCCGGCTCCCACCGGCGCCCGCGCCGCCGGCGGCCCGGTCTTCCCCGGCGGCACCTACCTTGTCGGCGAGCGTGGCCCCGAGCTGCTGACGATGGGCGCGGCCGGCCATGTCACGCCGAATGCGGGCGGGCCGAGCATCAGCCAGACCTTCAACATCGACGCCCGCGGCGCCGACGCCTCCATGGTCCCGCGCCTGCGGGCCGAAATGGTCGCGGTGGCACGCGCGGCGAATGCCGAGCTTCTGGCCGAGATCCAGCGCGGTGGCCGCGCCGCCAGCATTGTGGGGCGCCGATGACCTCTATTGTATTCCCCGCCATCCCCGCGCCGTCCTCCGCATCCTGGCGGCTGCGCGCGGCGACCCAGACCCACACCAGCCCCTTCGATGGCACGACCCAGACGCTCGCCCTGCCGGCGGCGCGGTGGGAAGCGTCGCTGGCCTGGCAGACCCTGACCGTGGCGCAGTATCGCACCCTGTCCGCATGGCTGGCCGGGCTGCAGGGGCAGGCGGGGCGGTTCCGGTTCGGGCCTTACCAGTCGCATCTGTCGCGGCTTGCGGCGGGCACCGGCACGCCGGTGATCAACGGCGCCGGGCAGTCCGGCGCCACGCTGTCGATCGGCGGCTTCGCGGCCAATGCGGACGCCTTCCGCGCGGGTGACTTCCTCTCCTACCTCGACATTACCGGCCGGGCCCGGCTGCATCAGGTGACGGCGGATGTGACCGCCAGCGCGGGCGGCGTCGCTGCGGTGTCCATCACCCCGCCCATCCGCCGCGCGGGCGCCGATGGCGTCGCGGTGGAGATCGCCGCGCCGTTCGGCTTTTTTAGGTTGACCGAGGACGCGCAGGACATTGCCGTGCGGCCGGGTCCCTTTGCCTCGGTGTCGCTCGATATGATGGAGGCGCTGGCATGACGCGCGGCCTGACGCCCGCCGCCCTGGCGGCCGTGACGGCGGAGGTCGTCACCCGGACCCTCGCGGTCGAACTCGACTTCCCGGCCGGCGTCGTGCGCTATGCCGGCTGTCCGCAGGATCTGACCATCGCCGGCCAGACCTTCCTCGGCGTCGGCGCGCTGGGCAGCGTGAGTGCGGCGGAGGAAAGCGGCGAGCTGCGCGCTTATGGCCTCACGGTCGCGCTGACTGGCATCCCGCGCGATCTTGTCGCCGTGGCGCTCCAGCAGGCATACCAGGGCCGGCGCGCGACGGTGTGGGAGGTGCCGCTGGCGCCCACCGGCCTGCCCGTGGCCGATCCCATCGTGATCTTCCGGGGCCGTATGGACACGATGGAGGTCGCGCTGGGCGATACCGCGACCGTGCGGGTGCGGCTGGAAAACCGTTTGACGGATTGGGACCGCCCGCGCGTGCGGCGCTATACGGATGAGGACCAGCGCGCGCAGCATCCGGATGATCGCGGCCTGGAATTCGTCTCCTCCACCTCGGAAAAAGAGCTCATCTGGCCCGCGCGGACGTTCTTCCAGCGATGAGGCCCGCTGCCCTGCATCCCCGCCGGTCGGATTGGCCGGAACGGCTGGCCGCGCTGGTGGAGGCGCGGCGGCATGTGCCCTTCACCTGGGGCGCGCATGACTGCGCGATGTTCGCCGCCGATGCCGTGCTGGCGCAGACGGATCGCGACTTTCTGGCCCGCTGGCGCGGCGCCTATGCCACCGAGGACCAGGGCGAGGCGATCACCGGCGGCGCGTTCGGCACCTTCATGGCCGCCGCGCTGGCGGCCTTCGGCGCGGCGGAATGCCCAACCGGGCTGGCGCAGCGCGGGGATGTGGCGCTGGTGCGGTACGGCAACACGCAAAGCCTCGGCGTCGTCCTGGGGGGCAGCGTGGCGGTGCCGGGGCTGTCCCGGCTGTCATTCCTGCCGGCGGGGACTATCGAGCGGGTGTGGGTGGTTTAGCGGGCAGATTCTGAGGCCTTCGGTGGGCCGCCTTCCTGGGTCTGCGCGGTCACGGCGGTGACGCGAACCGCTTCCAGCCGATAGCCGCGCGCGAACATGCACGCCTCCATAACGCGCCCTTCGGATTGCTGCCTTTCGGTCGCCTGCAGGAAGGGGTTGGGGTGGCCAACCCCAGCGCTCGCACGCACCGCCTCAAACCGACACTCCCGCCAGTCTTGCTGCGCCGCTTCGCTCCGCTTTGTCGGGTGGACCCATTCCATCTGCGGCCCGCACCCGGCGAGCGCCAAGGCAGCACCAATCGCCAGCGCAACGCGCATCGCATCGTCTCCGTTCCGAAATGGGTGTCGACCATAGCGTCCGTTTCGGCCTCGATCCAGAGGATACCGCATGCCTCCTATCATCGTGGCAGTCGCGGCGGCTGTTGTTGGCGCAGGCGCCACCGCCGCCTTCGGAGCCGCCGTCGCGGGGACAGCCTTCGCGGCACTCGCTGGCGGATGGGTGGCCAGCACGGTGGGGATTTTGGTGGGTGCGGTTGCCGCCGCCGGCGTGGCCTACGCCGCCTCCTCCATCCTCGGCCTCAACCGCCCCCCTCGGCAGGCCGCCCGCCCCGACACCCGGCAAGACCGCCGCCAGATGATCCGGGGCGCGGTGGAAGCCCGGCAGGTGGTCTATGGCCGCGCGCGGGTCTCGGGCCCGATGCTCTACGCCTCCTCCAGCGGTGACGACCGGCGGTTCCTGCATCTCGTGGTAGCGCTGGCCGGGCATCCGGTGGCGGGGATGGATGCGGCGTGGATCAATGATGTCCGCATCCCCGCCGCCGAGATCGACGGCGCCGGCATGGTCGCCGCCGGGCCGCTGGCGGGCAAGGCGCGCGTGCGGCTCTACAACGGCACCCAGACCGCCGCCGATGCCGACCTGGTGGCCGAGAGCGCGGATGGCTGGTCGCCGCAGCACATCCTGCGCGGCATCGCCTATCTCTACGTCCGGCTCGAATACGACCAGGACGCCTTCCCGAACGGCCTGCAGAACATCAGCGCGGAGATCCGCGGCAAGTCGGACATCCTCGACCCGCGCATCAACGCGACCGTCTACACCGAGAATGCCGCGCTGATCGTGCTGGACTACCTCCGCAGCGCCGATGGCCTGGCCTGCGCGGCGGATGAGATCGATACGGCCAGCTTCATCGCCGCAGCCAATGTGTGCGACGAGGCGGTGCAGATCGATGCCGCCGCCGCCACCCAGCCCCGCTACCATGCGGGCGGCGCCTTCACCCTGGATGCCCAACCGATCCAGGTGATGGACACGATGCTGGCGGCTTGCGCCGGCACGCTGGTCTATGTCCAGGGCCGCTATCGGCTGATCCCCGGCGCCTATGCCGCGCCGACGGATACCCTGACCGTGTCCGACCTGGCCGGGGCCATCGAATTGCAGACCCGGCCGCCGCGGCGCGAGCTGTTCAACGCGGTGCGCGGCACCTTCATCGATCCCGCCCGCAACTGGCAATCGGCCGAATTCCCGCCCGTGACCGATGCCGCCTTCGTCGCGGAGGACGGCGAAAGCATCGCCCGCGATATCGACCTGCCCTTCGTGAACGATGGCACCCGCGCCCAGCGCCTGGCCCGCCTGCTGCTGCGTCGTGCGCGGGAAACGCTGACCCTGCGCGTGCCCGTGCGCTATGCCGGCATCCGCTACAGCGTGTGGCAGATGCTGTCCGTCACGCTGCCCGACTTCGGCTTCGCGGCGAAGCCTTTCCGTGTCACCGCCTGGACCTTCGATCCCGGCTCGGGCCTCGTTACCCTGACGCTGCAGGAAGAAGGCGCGGCGTCCTACGCCTGGACCTTCGATCAAGCGGCATCGCTCGGGCAGGCGCCGAACACCGCGCTGGTGGACCCCTTCGCCATCCCCGCCCCGGCCGGCCTGGGGCTGACCGAGCAGTTGTATGTCACCGCCGATGGCGCCGGCGTGCGAAACCGCGCGGTGCTGACCTGGCTTCCGCCTGCCTATCCCTTCGTCAACGGCTACGACTGGCGCGTGCGGCGCGCGGATAGCGCGGAGTGGACGCGGATCGGCGGCGCCCCTGCCGGCACGCGCGCCGAGATCGATGATCTGCCGGATGCGCTGCATGTGTTCCAGGTCCGCGCGCGGTCGCTGGTCTCGGTCGGCGCGTGGGCCGAGCTGCAGGCGCAGATCGGCGCGCTGGCCGCCCAGCCGCCCGCGAACCTGACGGGCCTGTCGGTGCAGAGCATCGGCGGCTTTGCCTTCCTCCGCTGGGATCGGCACCCGGACCTCGATGTGCGCGTCGGCGGGCGGATCGAATTCCGCCACACCCCGGACACGGTATCCCCCACCTGGGTCGGCTCCACCGGCATCGGGGAAGCGCAGCCCGGTGACAGCACCTTCGCCGTCCTGCCGCTGAAGCCCGGCACCTATCTGGCCAAGGCGGTGGACCAGGGCGGGCGCTACAGCGCCACGGCGGCCAGCATTGGTGCGGCGCAGGCCACGGCGCTCAGCTTCGCCGCGGTGTCTACCCTGACCGAGCATCCCGGCTTCAGCGGCGCCAAGACGGACACGCTGGTCGTGTCCTCCACCTTGCGGCTGGACAGCGGCGGCAATGTGGATGGCATCGCCAATTGGGACGGCATCGCGGATCTGGACGCGTTGGGCGGCGTGCGCGCGACGGGGTCTTACGCCTTCAGCGGCGGCATGGACCTGACGACGGTGCGGCCGGTGCGGCTGACGGGGCGCATCGCGGCGACGGTGGTGAACACGCTCGACCAGGTGGATGCCCGTGCCGGCATGGTGGACGAATGGCTCGATTGGGACGGCGCTGTCGGCGGCGAGGCCGATGCGTGGATCGAGGTGCGCCAGACCGACGACAACCCCGGCGGGTCGCCTGTGTGGTCCGCGTGGCGGCGCCTGGATCAGTCCGAATTCCGCGCGCGGGCCTACCAGTTCCGCGCGCAGCTTCGCTCCTACGATCTCGCGTTCAACATCCATGTCACCGCATTGTCGGTGACGGCTGACGAGGTGGTCTGATGCCGCAACATGATCTGGACGTCGCCAACGGCTCCGGCGCCGCCGTTCGCGCCGATCTGAACGGCGCGCTGGCCGCGCTGGGCAGCACGATGAAAGGCCCGAACGCGCCGTCCGCGCCGGTCGCCGGCATGATGTGGGTGGAGGATGACAACCCATCCTCCACGCGCTGGACGGTGCGGATGTACGATGGCGCCGACTGGATCTCGATGGGCGTCCTGGACGCGACGGCGAATAGGTTTGAGCCGGCGAACGCGCTGTCCAACACCGGCGGCACGGTGCAGGGCGATGTCACAATCGACAAGTCGTCGCCCATTTTCACGCTCAATAAGCCGGCGGGAACCGCGGCTGTGATCGACGCCCGCACGGCTAATGCGCTGCGGTGGCGCATTTCGCTGGGCACGGCAGAAGCGGAAAGCGGCGGCAATGCTGGCAGCAACTTGTTCGTCACGAGATACGGCGACGGCGGCGTTGCCATCGAAGACGCGATCGCGATCAACCGCGCAACCGGCGTCGCGAACTTCGCCCAGCGACCGACGCACGTGGGCGCCGGTCTGCTGACAGCAGGCAATGTCAGCGTCGCTGCGGGCTCGTGGTCGGGCACTTTTGACCTCACGCTGTCAGACACGACCTTTTTCGACATTCTGCTGCCCACCAACACGCAAAGTGTCATCGGCTCTGGTTTTATCGCCACGGACCAGACAACGGGGACAATCGAGCTGGGCGTGTTTGAGGTGGCGGTTCTGAACGCATCGCTTGTTGAACAAAGTCGGCACACCGCATCGCTGGTGCTGTCCGTGAACGGCGCGCTGTCGAACAGCGGCCTGACGGTCGGCTTCAACGCTCTGGCGGCAAACAATAGCGGCTGGCGGCTGCGGTTTTTGGGTCGAAAGACCAATAACCAAGGCCCGTTTAATGTGAATTACTACCAAGCCCGCATCCTGTGTGTGACGAGGTGAGCGACATGATCAGCGCACGCTACGCCAACGCGGCGAACACCGATGTGGCCCTCGAAATCGACGGCGCGATCTATGCCGTGAAGCCCGACGATCCGCGCCTGGAGGGGGTGGAGATCGCGGCCTATCATCTGGCCGTGCCGGTGGTGCAGCCGACGCGCGCGGCTCTCATGGTCCGGCTAGAGCAGATCGCCGCGCAGATCGCCGCGCTGCCGGAGTGACCTAGCCCGTCAACGGTCGCGCGGGCGCCGTTGACAGGGCTGGCAGCCCGCCGAGCAGGCCGACATGAGCGACTTCGATGCTGCATCCGCGGCCAGCGCCGGCGCGCTTGGCTTGCTGGGGCGTGCCTTGCACCTGGCGCGCGCTGATCGCCGGCCGCTGGGCTGGTCCCTGCTGTGGGAACTGCCGGTCGCGATCGGCATGGGGATCGTCGGGAAGGGCCTGGCGGATTACGCCGGGCTCGACGGCTTCCCCGAATACGCCGTGACGATCTCCATCGCCTATGTGGGACCGCGCGTCATCGACCTCGCAATCGGCGAGATCGAGCGCCGCACGAAGGGGCGCGTCGGATGACCCAGAAGCCCATGACCCGCGCCGACATGCGGCGCGCCGTGGCCGCGGTGAAGAAGCACGGGTCCGTCCACGCGGCGGCGCGTGCCCTGGGCGTGGCGTCCACCACCCTGCAGCACCGCTATCAGCGCGCCCTGGCGGATCTGGGCGTCGAAGATGTCCGCAGCGATCCGATGGCCGTGAAGATGGTGCATGCGCGCCGGCGCGACGCCGGTGACGATGCGAATCTGCCCGCGCCGCCGCCCTTGCCCGCCGCGCCGCAGCCGCCTTCGGCCGAGGAGCGGCGCGAGATCCTGCAGCTGCGCGGCCAGGTGGCGCAGTTGAACGCCGCGCTGCGCGATGCCGACCAGGCGCGCGTCGAAGCGGATCGGTTCCGGGCCCTGTCGCGGGAGCTGCACGACAAGGGCCTGCCGCCCCCCGACTGGGCCATCAAGATGCCGGCTGGCGACGATAGCCCCGGCGTGCCGATGCTGGATCTGTCCGACTGGCATATTGGGGAAACCGTCAGCGCGGCGGAACTGCACGGCGCCAACGCCTTCGATGCCGACATCGCCGAAGCGCGCGTCCGCCGGCTGCTGGATCGCGTGCTGCATCTGTGCTTCCACCATGTGAAGGCCCCGCGCTACCCGGGCATCGTGGTCATCCTCGGCGGCGATTTCGTCTCCGGCTGGCTGCATCAGGAACTGTTCCGGACCGATTGGTGCGCCCCGACCCAGGCCGCGAATTGGTGTGTCAGCCGCCTGCACCGGATCCTGCAGCGGCTGCGCGATGCTTTCGGCCAGGTGTGGGTGGTGGCCGTCCCCGGCAATCACGGCCGCCTGACCCAGAAGCCGATGGCCAAGGGGTCCGCCATCGCGTGCTTCGATCACGGCATCTACGAAGCCTTGGCCGATCGCTTCGATGGCGACGCCAAGGTGCGGTTTTCGATCCCGGTCGCCGGCGACTGCATCGTCCAGGTGGCCTCCACGCGCTACCTGGTGATGCACGGGCACGAGCTGGGGGTGAAGGGCGGGGACGGCATCATCGGCGCGCTGGGCCCGATCATGCGCGGAACCATCAAGACCCAGCGGGCGGAACGCAGCATCGGCCGGGACTTCGATGTGGTGGTGCTGCACCACTTCCATCAGCAGCTGTGGCTGCCCGCCTCCGGCATCATCGTGAATGGCACGCTGAAGGGGTATGACGAATACGCCCGGAAATGCCGCTTCGCCTACAGCCCGCCGACGCAATGGCTGTGGTTCAGCCATCCGCGGTTCGGCCCGAATCTGCCCTTCGATATCCGGCTGGAAGAACGCACGGCGCGCGAGCCGATCGCCTTCGTGCGGGAGGTGGCGTGACATGGCCCGGCTTCGCGTTGCCAGCCCCGCCGAGGGCCAGCCCGAACAGGGCTTTGCCGATGCCGCCCGCGCTGCGCTGGAAAAGGCGCTGGCGGACGGCGTGCTGGCGATCTGCATCCTGTACGAAACCCCGGCCGAACGCGATTTCGTCGCCATCCCCGGATCTGTCGCGCTGGCGCAGGGCCTGGTGCGGATGCAGGCCTTCGACTTCGATCCCCCGCCCGTCGCCGACTGATCGCGGCCCATACCCGCCGCCGGTGGAGCCGTTGCCGATGCTGGAAAGCAAACCGCCCGGCCATTTCTGACCGGGCGGCGTAGCGCGGATCGTCGCGGAGCGGATCCCGCGCGAGAGCCGCAGACTGCGCCACCGTAACGACATCCCCGCGCGGGGGCAACCGCGTAATCCAACCCGGAGACACACAATGGCCCTGCCTGCCATCCTGGCGGCGTTGCCGGCGCTTGCGCCGCTCATCGACCGCGTGCTGTCCGCGACGATCCCAGACCCCGCCGAGCGCGCCCGCGTGGCGCAGCAGGCGGCATCGGAGGTCGTGGCCACGCTGGCCGCGAGCGACGCGCAACAGGTGGCGGTGAACCAAATCGAGGCCGCCAGCCCGCATGGCTTCGCGGCGCTGTGGCGTCCCGCCGCCGGGTGGGTCGCGGTGGCGGGCCTTGCGTATGACGCGCTGCTGCGCCCGCTGGCGCCGTGGGTGTTAACCGTGGCCGGTGTGAGCGCACCGCCGCTGCCCGCGCTGGGCGATGCGCTGTGGGGGTTGTTGTTCGGCATGCTCGGGCTGGGCGCCATGCGGTCCTATGACAAGATCAAGGGCACCGATCTGCGGGCGGAGGCGCGCAAATGAGCCTCTGGCGCCGCTTGCTCGCCTTCGGCGCTTCCGGCCGGTCTGAGGCGCCGCCAGCGCCGGCCGTCACCCTACCGGCGCCGCATGCTACAGCAGGCGAGGGGGCTTCACCGCCCCCCGCCGTGCCGCCTGCGGCCGTCGATCTCGTGGCCGAATCCGAGGGCTTCCGAACGGACGCCTATCTCTGCCCGGCCAAGGTGTGGACCATCGGCTACGGGGCGACGCGCTGGGGCAATGGCCAGCCTGTGGTGAAGGGCGATGGCCCGATCACCGAGGATGCCGCGCGCCGCCTGTTGCGGCAGGACCTGGAGGCCGCCGCGCGCGCGCTGGATGCGCTGGTCATGGTCCCGCTGACAGAAGGCCAGCGCGCGGCCCTGATCAGCTTCATCTACAATGTCGGGCGCGGCGCCTTCGCGCGGTCCACGATGCTCGTGCACATCAACGCGGGCCGCATGGACAGCGCCGCCTCGGAGTTCACGCGCTGGGTCAAGGCAGGCGGCCAGGTGCTGCCCGGCCTCGCGCGGCGCCGCGCGGCCGAGGCCAAGCTGTTCCGCAGCGGCGCCTGAACCTTCAAGCCCCGCTTGAACGTTGCCCCCAACCCTTAAGCCTGCCTTAACAGTTAAGCCCCGCGCGGAGCGATCCGGCGGGGCTTTTTTGTGCCCAAAAGGTTGCCAGCCGGTCCGTAACGCATTGATCTGCCGTGAGCGTAACGAAGTGGGTTGCCTGCCTATCGCGTTGATATTGCTTGCTCATCGCGCTCCCGTACGGGACGCCATAACCTCAAAAATCTGAGCAATATCAACGCGGGTTGCCAGTCTCCGGGATCGGGTTGCCAATTCCCGTTCCTGTCGATGTTCTGCTGGACCACTCGCCGCACCACGCGTCCGCATCCGTTAGCGGCCAGATCGTGGTCGGCTGTGCGCGGTTAAGGGCTTGCTCCGCTGCCATCTGACGCGGCATCGGCGCGTGGCGGCGGCACTCACCATCGTGAGCGGTGATCTGCGACCAAACAGCGCAGTTTCGGCACAGCGATTGCGTCATTGATGTGTTCCCTTCAGCACCGCGTCCCTGACGCGAGGACTGACCTGCTGGCCGCGCGCAATCGCCGAAATAGCGCCGCTCAACTGCGCCAGCGGGTTAGGACGAAACGTTTTGCAAGGCAGTTTCCCCTTGGACAGAGCGGTTCTTACTGCGTTTGTCGTGCGGCCAAGCGCGCTGGCGACTTCTTCGATGGAGGCACCTTGATCCAGCAGACTGGCGGCCCGCTGTTGATCGTCTGGTGCCCAATGCTTCCTTTGCCGATCCGCCGATTTTGACGAGGCCTTGGCCGGCGGTGCTGGCGCGGTGTTTTGTTGGGCTGCATAAGCTGGCTCAGGCGTTCCGCCCGTCAGCCACGCCTCCATTTCCCGCGCCAATTGCAGCGCGTCCCGCGCGTCGGTGGCTTTGTTCATCGCAAGCCGCAGAATTTCCATCCGGTCAATCATCAGGTGCTTCTCTCCATCGCGGTTGAATCAACAAGGTAGAGGCGTTCGTGCAAGCGGTCGCGTTTCCGTGGCGCGAAAAATGCTCCTCCGGCGTCTCGCGTCGTCTCTGCCGAGTGCGGCTTATCCAATCCTCTCCATCGCTGCCGCCGCCATGCGCGCCTGATCGGCCGCCCGGGTGTAGACCTCGGCCTGCGCCAGCCGCCGCCAGCCCAGGACCGCGCATATCTGGTGCGCCGTGCATCCGGCCTCGGCCAGCCGACGGGCGCACGCCTTCCGGAGCCCGTGCGGCGACCGGCCAGCGGGGAGCCCGGCTTGGCGGGACCAGTCCGCGAACGAATTGTAGAACCCGTTCGGGCTGAAGCCCGCGCCGGCCTCGGTTTGCAGGAACAGCATCTGGCCAGCGGGGAGCGCCGCCAGCTCCATCGCCAGCGCGGGGTGGACGGGGAGCAGCAGCTCGGCGCCCGTCTTCTGCTGCCTGACCCAGATGCGGCCTTCCCGCATGCTATGCCGCCCCAGTCGCACCACATCGCTGCGCCGCTGCCCGGTGTAGAGCAGCAGCGCCAGCGCCAGCCGGGCGCGCGATCCGGACGGGTGCCGGGCCTCGAAAGCCGCAATGTCGGCCTCGGTCCATGTCGCGGCGCCTTCCGCCTTTTCCTTCGCCCGGCCGACGCCGTGGGTCGGATCGTCGGCGCGCATCCCTTCGGCGACCGCGTGCTTCATCAGCGCCCGGAGCGTGCGGAGCAGGTGGTTCGCGGCGGCGGGGGTCTCGGCGCGCTTCTCGATCATCCGCGCCACATGCTGGCGCTGAAGCCCGGCAACGCCGAGCCCGCCATACGCCGCACGGATCTGGCCGATGATCCGGCGATAGACGGCCTGGGTTGATGCCCCGAGGCCATGGAACGCGGTGGAGCGCAGATAGGACACGGCCAGCGCGTCCATGGTCCCGGCGGGCGGCTGGAGAGGCTGGCGCGGCTCTGAGGCGGCGACGGCGGCCTGGTAGTCGGCCAAGAACTCGGGCGAGCCCAGCGGCCCGCGCAGCTTCACGCGCGCGTGACCTGGCCGGCGGAAATACAGCCGCTCATGGCCGTGGCGGTCGCGGAATTGGTGGACGTAGCGCAGCGGCGCGAGGGTCACAGGACCGCATCCCATTCCGAGGCAGCCCGCGACGGTGCGGCGCGCCCGGCCTGCGCGTCAAGCCATGCGTCGAGATCGTCGCGGAGCCAGCCCACGGTGCCGCCGATCCGCACTGTGGGCAGGGCCAGCGCGCGGAATGCCGTCTCCGACAGCCCGACATAGCGCGCGGCCTCATCCACGCGCATGCGGCGCGGCGGGTAGGC